GCACCAGAGGCTACTTGACCTGTCTTAGCTAGACCTGCTTGTAGTTCACGTTCACCAGCCCGTAGTCCACCCATATAACCAGGAGTGTTCATTACTAGGTTAGATGCTTGCTGTGGAGAAGCAGACATAAGAGTATTTAGCCTATCTGCATACGACTGTCGAGAAGAAGCAAAAGGATCGTAGTAAGCACCATTAGCAGTATTACCTTGCTGAGTACCCCCACCACTATTACTGCCTCCAAACATACCACCAAGTGAACTACCTATTTGGTAACCTTTAATTGCACCAGCTGGTCCACCTGTAGCAAAGCCAATAGCAGCTCCACCTATCTTTGCAATTGTTTTAAATAATCCCATGATAACACCTTTTTAATTAGTTGTCGCCAACAGTTAAATCCATTTCCATAGCAGCTAAACGAATGAATGTTGCGTCATTGTTAAACATCTCATATGCTCTACGACGAGTAACACCATTCTGAAATAACACAGGACGTGAGTCACTTAAGTTTACACTACGATACATAGACCAGTTCTGATAGTCATTATCAGTATGTCTAATCCGTAAGACTGTTGCTACCTTATCTCCAATCATTTCAACACGAATGATTGTTTTACGGAACTGAGTGTCAGCATCTATCAAAGGAGACACTAGTCTAAAGTTAATTACACCATCCCTATCTGTAAAGTAATTATGATCTAACTTGTAAAGTTCACCATAGATACTATCTTGCATGTAAGTATGACCACCCATTGATGTAGCATGGTCACCTACAAAGTACTGCTCTTCATTGTCAATAACAGAAGACCAGAAAGTCCAAATCTTCTCATCAATGTCATAGACCAAAGTAATGTCAGAGTCAGGTAGACTAAGTATATACCAGCTATGTCCATTAAATTTAATACCACAGCCTGAACAATTAACACAGGTATCTGTGTCCAAGTATTTATCTACGTACTGATTAGATACTTTGATTGGAGCAATACCATTAAGAAGGTAGACACCTTTACCAGCTGTGTTTGACTGACCCACCCACGCTACGGTCTGTTCAAACTTAGCAATTGAATCACCATTAGTACATCCAATTTCTAGATTAGCTGAAGCATTAGATAGTAAAGGGGAACCCGTTGAGGCACCAGAGTCATAGAAGAACTGAGTAGACCACTGGTTAAAAGCTACTACATAGTTAAGATGACTAGTTACACCTGTAGCAGTATCTGGTTGACTGTTAGATGAAATGTAGTTAAGTGCATTCCATGTAGTAGGGTCAGCAGAGTTAGAATTATATAGTCGACCTTCTGTAGTCATAACTACTACATATGTGTCAAGATAAGCTACACCTGGAACTAAGTCTGTAGGAAAGTAATTAAGTACACTTGAGGCTGTAGCTGCACCACCTGCCCATGTAAGAGTAGCAGTACCATTTGCAGCAGCTCCTGCTGTATGAGTAGGAGCAGTAGTACTAGTAGTACCTGCGACAGTTACAGTATAAAGATAACCACCACTAGTAATCTGAGCATTTAAAGCATATGCAGTTGAAGCTGCCCAAGCAGTACCAATTGTAACTGTAGGAGTTGTTACATAACCTGAACCATCATTAACAATTGTAATACCAACTATAGAAGTAGTATCAGCATCGTAAACAGCAGTACCTGTGGTAGTGTCACCAGTAGGAGAAGCTGAGAATGTTACAGAAGGAGCAGATGTATAACCTGAGCCTGGAATGTCAATGTTAGCTTCAATAGTCTGGTCATTAGTAAGTTGATCTAGACCAGTTGCTGTACTATACACATAACCATTAGTTTGATTATGCAAAAACAAGTAAGCATTGTTAAATGTAGATGTCCAACTAATAGGTTTAACTGCACCTGTAAGACTACCTAAAGAAGTAGATACTCCTGATGTAGTTTTGTACACAGCATTATTAGTACAACTAAATAGACTGTTCTGATAAGCAAAGACACCTTGACCTACACCAGTAGGTAATGCTGGAGAGACAGTAACACCTAGAAGACCAGGTCGTTTAAGAACTTGGTCTCCTTCTTTGTAAGCATTAACCATCTTAGCATCCTTAAAAGGATCTGCTTTACGACTCTGTATAGGGAATACTAAGGGAAGTCTAACGGTAGGCATGCTGATTCATCCGAACATCTGGTTGGAAGAAAGTACTATTGTACTCAGTATCCCAAGCAGCTAGTCTGTCTTTATATGAATTCGATCTAGATATTATAGCAGAAATTCGTTCAGTTGTCAAGCCATATTCTGAGGCTAATTCAGCAGCTAGGCCCCAACGCAAGGACTGGTACCATTCTGAAGGAAAATCAAATGTTTGGTTAGCACCAGTAATATCTTCAATAGGACGTTGAACATTCAAATGAAGCTCATAAGTCGTAGCTGTAGAAGAGTTTGGAGTCAAGAATACTTTTACGATTCCGTTCACAACATAAGGTTTATAGTAGACAGAGTTCACAGCACCTTCACTGAATTTAGAACCTAGGATATTGTACTCTTGTTCAGAGATCAAAGTCATAGGCATATCAATGTAAGGATCTACAGAAGTGTTACGTAAGAAAGCTTGAATCAAACGTAAAGGTTTATTAGTAACTAAGTCATTACCAACTGCTGGTCCAAGAGTATATGAAGTCTTGTTAGCTACTAACGGAAGAACAATCTCTGTAGTTGTCCAAAGCTTAATACCATCTGTCATCCAGTCCTTAATCATCATGTTAAGAACTAGACTTGCATTTTCAATAGCAGTAGGACTAGGGGTAGCACCTTCTTCAAGAACACCTAATAAGCGTAATGAAGCAGAGATAATATCATTTCTAGTTACTGAGAAACTTGTGGTTCCTGATGTTGCCATTTTGTAATCCTTTAAGTAAGTGCTATCTCTTCAGTGAAAGGTACATCCGTTCACCTATTACGAACGACATGCAGGCCCCTGAGAGGTCCAATAAAATAATAGTGATACTCTGCTCTACCCCAGGAGTAAAAACAGCTGCAATCGTTGCAAACCAAATTAGTATGATTGTTACATAACGAAAGCTAGTTCTTAAGTTAGTAACCCATTTATCAGGTTCACCGACTGGTTTATCTATTTCAGCAAGAGCCTTAAGTCTTTCTGTTTCAGCTTGCATTAACTGAATACGTTCTGATACGTTCTGAGGAGTACCACCTGCTCCACCAGAGAACTTAGCAAAGATACCTCGAACACCATCTGTTAGTGCAGGAAGAAGAGCTGGAAATAATACAGACCACATTATACAATCCCCTTTAAGTAGGTTGCCTTACCATCTTTAAATCTAGCAGTTAGAACTTCTCTACGCATCTTAGGATCAAAAGATATATGAACCCAAGTACCTTCATATATTAACTGATCAAACTTAAGATCACTCTTAGCTAAAGTGTTAGCAATAGTCAAAGGTGTGTGTCCGTAAGCAGTAAAGTCTACTGCATAACCAAAGAGATGTGCAGAAGTCTTAGAGCCACCCACAGCCTTGTTAACTTCTGGACTTCTATAACCACTACTAACTTTAATTGCTACGTTACCTAGCAACTCTCGAACTCTTTCCATATAGAAAGCCGTTGTACGAAGGACTTCAACTTGTTCTTTAGAAGGAGTATTATCTAAAGGTTTGTTAGTTGTAGTTAGTTCTGCAAGAGTAAAGTGAGGAGTTAGTTTCATCGACGAGTTTCTAAGATGTCAAATAGTTTGCTTATCATATCTTTTAGTTCTTTTATATCCTGACGATAATCATCTTTGGATACGTACTCTTTAGGTAGTTCTTCACGAAGCCTAGCTAAGTCCTGTTTAAGTTCTTGTGATGCTGTCCAAAGCATCCTAAGTACCCAACCAAAGACTGCACTGACTGTTGTAATAATAATATTAAGTAAACTTTGTTCCATGTCACTCTCTTAAAATAGTAAACCTAAAGATAAACCAAGTAAACCACCAAGAACTGTGGCTACCCAATCATAAATATCTGAGGTATGATTAGGATGCTTGTAATCATACCACTCTTTTGCGCCAGCTACTATAGCTACAAGTAATAAGGCCCAGTAGCCTATGACATAATATGCTACAAAGGCCAGGATAGCGCCTGTGTTAAAGTGAGCTTGCTTATCCAACGGCACTGGGATGCGTGGGCTGGACAGCTTCATAAACAGAGAGAATAGTTTTTCCATTATGAGTAAATCCCTGTTAAATCAATGCCGCCAAAAGATACGCCCCAACTGTCAACAGTTAACACAGAGCCGATTGTTGCCGCACCGCCACTTGGCCCATACAAACGTAGCCATAAATTTGCATCGTAAGGATTAACTGGGCCTAGCATAACAAAATACCATTCATTAGGCGTTAAAGAAGTAAATGTTGTATTAGCCGGGACTTGTGAGGTATTACCACCAAGACTTAAAACAACTTGGTCAGTTGATGAGCATTTAACAATAGCCCATCCATAAGCATCCGTTCGAGTTGTCGGTTTTAATGCAAAGGGTAATCCAATTGCTCCGCCAAAAGCAACAGCACTTGCTACTGTAAACGTCAAAGATTTGGTGTTGAAATAACCATCAGCAGCTAAAGCAAGCGTATGCCTACCGCCTTCATAATCGTTAATTGTTACTGGAACAACGGCTGCGTTTTCAAAGTTTGAATCTGAACCTAATCTAGCTTGATATACTGCACCTGCTTGAGTAAAAGGAATTTCTGACCCGTAATCACTTAAATTTATAACGCCACGATAAAAAGTTATAGGTGATACTTTGTTGCCATTGGTCATCCCACCGCCAGCAAACCAGCTACCCAAGAATAATGGGTTTGAACCGTTATGAGTTTGAACTGTGCAATTTAAAAAACCACCTATTACAGTACCGTTATTATTAAATGTAACTTCGTTTACGGCTGCAGGAAATAGTGTGTTTTCCCAATATCCACCATGAATTGTAACAGGCAAATCAAACTTTGCCGCCTCATCTGATAAATGTTCAAGTCCTAAATTGATAAAGTTAACATCAAGAGGGTCTGTTCCAGGACTTCCGTTAGGGAATGTACCAGCAGTAACATAAACGCCTTTACCTTTCCAGTTTCCCGTTGGCCCAGTGCCAACACCGCCCATATCACCGCGAATTTGCAAATTATCAAATGTCACTTGATTGGTAGCATTTGCAATAAGAAGTGACCAATCGCCAATAGCTGTTCCGCAATCATTAATGTAAATGTCACGCGCTTCACCAATCCAAGATTGGCTAAACCAAATTGCAAGATTTAAGTATTGAAAACGAATGTCTTTTAATCGCCAATTATGCGAAGCTGCGTTGTAACTATCCCAACCATTAGCAGTAGCATTTGCTTGAATATTTGTATGACCTTGAATTGCAAAGCCTTCAAAGTCAATTGTAAAGTTTCCGCGAATTGTCCATGTAGCAGAAGAAGATACTAAAACACTGAAATCAGAACCTTCACCCCGAATAGCCAATGCAGTGCTACTTGTTAACATATCGCTGACAAGGTAATTTCCTTGAGGAATGTAAAGTGCTTTACCTGAATCAAACGCCAACTGAATGGCTGCGGTGTCATCCGTTCCAGACCATGTGCCTGTTCCGCTATTATAAACTCCGTCGCCTTTTGCACCAAAGTCTTTAACAGATACTATTTCACCAAATTTTTCAGCTATAGTTCTATTAGCAGTAGTTACTTTTGTATATTTAGGTATTAGTGTTGTCATTTTCTTTATCCTTATATGCTATTGGTTTGTCCAAAGATTGACCAAGTAAAATCCATTTTACACATCCTTTGCTTGTGTCAAGCTTAAATTAGAAAACGACCCAAATTCTTTTGCGGCTGCGTAACATTGCGCTATCAAATCTTTGGTCATGTCAGGAAATTTTAAAACATATCTTTGATTTCCTAATGGTGCAGCGCTCATACCGCGCGCTTCTTTGCTTGCCCACAATCCAAGGTTAAAAGTAATTTCCCCTTTTGTGGCTGCGCCTGACTCGTCTTGTTCAGGTTGAAAGTGCCACATTACCATTGTGATTTTCAAGTAAGCCGCGGGCAAATCAATGCCCAAAGGCGCGAAGCCAGCGTCGTGTTGTTTTGCGGTTGGGATTGCAATTTCAAATGCCATTTTGATTTCCTTTATGTATAACTTATTCCACTCATGTCGCTGCGAACATAAATTCGTGTCCAAAATGATGGAATTGATGTTGACCAACCCGATGAAAGTGAATTAGCGCAATTAACAATAACAATCGGGAAATTGCCCAATTGATCCGTAATTGACGAATATCCCGCTGGTGTGCCAGAAGATGAAGCGGCAAACATTTGTTTAGAAGTGCCGCCGATGTTCATTGTCGTAAAACTCATTGATGGACCGCCACCATTACAACCTCCAGTTGAAACAACGGCAGCCATAATTTGCGCCATCCATCCATCTTGTATTGCATTGTTGTTCCTTGTGGATTGCAAGGTTGTTCCGTCAAACGTTAAGCCAGCGGATGTGTTTAATGGACTTGTATTGTTGCCATAAGGAATTCGGTTTGCGGTGACTGTAGTCAATCCTGTGCCGCCATAGCCAGTTCCAATTGTTGCGCCATTCCACGTAGCAGTTTTTATTGATCCAGTCACACTTAAGTTAGTAGCACCAGGGTCTGTGGTATTACCTATTGATACACCGCCTGAGGCAAAAATAGAAAGCCTATCTGCACTGTTAGTTAAGTCATATACACTTAATTTTTTAGTGTTATCCACATATATTGTATAGGCTTGTGCGCCGCCTCCAGCTGTCCCTGTCTTAGCTAAAGAGAGACAAGGTAAATACCCGCCGTTGCCAGGAGAAGTTATAGCTATACCACTACCAAATCCAGGTGTTGTTGTATAAGCTGCTGGGTTTGATGTACCAACACCTATGCTACCTCCGCCACCATTTATTACAAGATTAGTTGCGGTGCCACCAGAATATGACTGTATAGAGCCTATATAGCCTGCCGTAGCATCATTATAGTACCCCATTTGTAATCTATATGCAGTATTAGCAGAGGCTTCACCAATTTGAATTTGATTTGCGCCAGCAACAGTTGTTGGCGTTGCCGCAGGAACAAGAGCTAATCGATTACCATAGTTTGCTGTAGAGCCAATTGCAACATTACCCGAAGAATCAATACGCATTGCTTCGGTAGACCCATTGATAGCAAAAGATATGGCATAATCAGATTGAATACCTAACCCTACACTTTGTCTATGGTAAATAATAGGATGTGCAGTTGTAGGTGCAGAAGCCATAGCAGAGTTAAAGGCAATGTATCCAGTACCGCCTGAACCAAGGCCATCAATACCTGCAACAATACCTCCTAATACTTGTAATTTTGCTCCTGATATTCCAGATGTTGCATCAGGCGTTGTAGAGTTAATTAATAATATTCCGCTAGTATTTATACGCATGCGCTCTGTAGTATTAGTTGCAAATCCAATACTATTAGCTGCGGGTAAATATAAACCATTAGTAGGCACTGTAGAACTAGATGGTATCCATGAGTTAGCTGTTTGAGCACTAGTAAAAGTATTAACTTCATTTAACTTAGGAAAAAGATCAAGACTAGCTCGAACTAAACGAAGAGACACTACATCTCCTGCAGCAAAAGCAGTACCTGTTGTCCCATCCTGTCCTCGAGTAATAGTCCAAGTAGTCCCAGAAGTAGCAGTTACTTTTACAATCTCAATGACAGTCTGAGTAGCAACGTCAGTAAGAGTACAATAGAAGTATTCTGGAACTGGGGCTAATGGATTAAGTACTGGGAACTTAGTAGCAGATGTAACACTCATAGTTGTAGCTATGGCTGTTAAGCTAGATGCTAAAGTAGTATTAGCATTATTTGCAAATTTCATGTTAGCCATTTATATAGCTACTCCATTCTTGAGACATGTTTGGCATACTAAGTTAACATTTATACAGATTAGTCACTGCGGAAGACGCTGAATTTTGTAACATTCTATTGTCCGCTAAAAAACATTCCTGAATTTCAATGTAATCATTAGCTGCACAATTGACTGCTAAAAACTCAAAAATTACATATGCAGCATTTGATGCATTTATGTCTAATTTAAAGTAAGTAACAATACTTGCAGATTCAGGAGGAACGCCTAAAAGAGTTGTTGGTATGCCTCCAAAAGATGACCCGCTTAATTTTAATTCAAGTGTTCCGACTGTACTAGCTTTATATACCAACACTAAATAAAGATTCTCTCCGTCTAACCATTGGCTATTATTTATTAAATTGCATTGAAGTCCAATAATAGGAGTTGAACCAATTACCGAATTACATGTTACTCTACGCCCATTGTTTCCAGCTAAAGCACTGGTTGCCGTAGTATTATTTGTTGAAGAGGAGTAATTTTTACCTAATCGTTGTGCAAAAACTACGGCTGGAGGGCCGTAATCTAATCGATCTCCAGACATGGACTGATCACCACCAATAACCAGGCCCATTGAGCAATCTGTCCATTTGTAATAATTTACTAATCCACCACTCATTAAATAAGTAAGAGTGCCATTTGCTTGACCACTTACCTTACATTTATTAAACTCAACATTACCTCCATTACCAGTTACAGCATATGAGTTAGTAGTGTGACCAAAAAATACTACGCCAGCGCTTACTAGAATATTACCTGCGTCAACAAAAAAGGAAGGACCATTAAGATTTTCTCCCATATAACATCCATAAAAAGCAGCGTCGCTTACATTTAAATACGCACCTAATCCCGTTCCAAATTCTACATCACAATTATTAAACACAAGAGCATTATTTCCATCAGCTGCCGTGCCATTAGAATCACAATTAATGCCAACATTAGAGCACCCAGTAAAGCTACATGAGTTTACTGTTGAGCGGTGATTGCTACCATACCAATTTAAACCATTATAACAAGATGTAAAACGGCAGTTACTTACTAAAGTAAGCCAGCAATCAATTGCAAAAAGTCCTGAAGCAAATGTTGAACTAGCATTTTTAATATAACAATTTTGAATATTTGACATATGACGATAGCGCATTGATATTGCAGCTTCAGTAACAACGTCATTACCATCAATTGTAAGATTACTTATCATTACTGGTGAAACTTGAACGTCAGTTAATTCATAAGCATCTATAAATTTTGCAACAGCTACTCGTGCTTTTAAGATTGTTCCTACCATGGTTTCACCAATAATTGTAGGATATACTCCTTTTAAATCTAAATTGTCAATTAAATATGTGCCATTTGGAATCCAAATAGTTTTACCTGTATTAATTGCATTTTGAATAGCTGCCGTATCATCTGCTACACCATCACCAACTGCGCCAAAGTCTTTAACTGATACTGATTCTTGTAATTTAACCTGTACTGTGCTATTAACAGCCCCTGCACTTCCTTCGTTGTATACAACATTAGAAGCATTAATTATACCACCAGACAAAGGTAAGTTATAAATAGCCTGTACAAGATCACCTACATTTAAACCATTAGACATAGTAAATGAAGTAGTAGATGTTTCTACATAGTTAACATTAACTATTTGTTTACTACCATTGACAAAGATAGCTAAGTTCTCTATACCTTGAGTGTAAGACCAAGGAAGAGTAAATACTGTTTGACCTGCTGTTGCAGTGAAGTTAGCTACTGAAGTACCTGATGCAGTACCACCACTACCACCACCAATAGCAAATAGGTTTAAGCTACTTGCAGTAATGCGTAGTTCTACATTATCACTAAGATTAAATGTCTGTGGAGCAGTACCTTCTTGTCCACGAACAACAGTAAGGATATCACCTGACCTACCAATACACTCTACGATTTCGGACACTGACGGGTTATTAGCCTGTACTAGTGTCAACATAAAGTAATCACCAATGCTAGGTTGTGGGAAATACCCACCAGTGCCAGCAGTGACTTGAAGAACAGTACTTAATGGAG